TAGTTTTGCGGAAACGTCCTTTTTGCGGCTAATCTACTTGTAGAAGTACTTGTTGTATCTGGTTTTTGAGAAGTAAATGTTCTAATAACAGCAGTATCTAAACCATTAACGGTATTATTAGCATCCGTAATAGACATGCCCGCTCCCATTACACCATAACCAAGAGTTGCTGCTCCTCCTTCGGATTGAACATAAAAGTTTGACATTTCTGCTGTATTAAGGGCGTAGAAATAACCATCTCCGGTTCCTCCGCTTGTTGGGTCAACTGATGTCCAGTTTCTGTTGGGAGTTGAGTTAATTGCTGGTGTTGATGAGGTGGCTCCATATTGCATGAATAAACCGTCTAAAGTAGGAACCCCTGAAGTATATTCTCCTGATACATTCATTTTCCTATCAAAGTGTCCACTAACAATATCCATACTGATGTTCGATATATCGGTAGTAGGAGAAATAGCTAATCCTGCTGATTGATATTCAGCATGTTCATGTATTACATTTTCTGGTACAGTTCTTGTTAAAATAATTTTATTTGTACTAGTTTCTCTAGTAGCTGTGTGGAATCTAACTGTTGAAGTACCACTACTAATCTCTCCTCTTCCGTCATTTGCAGCAGATGCTGTAGAAGAACTAGAGGATGGAATAGCATTCCACGCAGAAACCCAGTTATCTAAATATGTGCCAATACTAGCATCATTAATTTCTCCGGTTAAACCGTGAGTAAGTTTTAAACTAAAATCAACTAAATGAGAATTGTAAGCTGGCGAAGAACTAATAGAGGAAGCTTGATTTGATCCGGGTTGGAACGAACCATACTGAATAATAGGCAGTTTAAAAGTTGTTGTAATATCCGTAGTAGACCATGAACCACCTGTATTAAAAGTAAACTCTAATTTTACTTGATGAGCAATGGGTGTATGGATTGCTACTTCTTCCCACTCGTAAAGCCATCTATTTTCTTCTGTTCCTGAATCAGCAGAAAAATCAGTGTCTCCTGTGTTAATTGCTGTTCTGCCTGTAATTCTAGCTAAAAATACTTGTCTATCTAGTTGTTCTCTAATTAGATCAATAGTAGCCGCTCTAGAGATAAACCTTTCTCCTACTGCACTATCTCCATAGTGTACATAAAGTTCTGCGGGATTAGAGGTTTTATCAGCAGACGATACAGGATCATCTGGTAAAGAAACGGTTACTTCTCCATGTGCGCCTGTAGTAAACACGGCGTGTTCTGCTGCCGTTCCTCTTCGACGCTTAACTTGTTTTGCCATGTCTTACTCCTTAGTTTCTAATAGATGACATTCGTGGAGAGAATATTCCACGGAATTCTATGTTAGCAATGTTTACGGGTTGATGATAATCACTGACAAATGATATTTCAGCATTTGGCGCAAAGCTCATTACTTTAGCCATAAACTCTCCGTTTTCTTGAACAGAGAGTTGAGAGGAATCAAAAGATTCTGAGTTTATTCTTTCTTTATAAAAAGGATCTGTTATAACAATATCTGTATTATTATTAAACTGTTTTCTTTTTACTTGGAAATTAAATTTACCGGTTCTATAAAACTTCATAGATACATTTTTAATATTTAAAACACCGTCTAGTGCATTATTGTTTTGATCTCTGAATACTATTTCGGATAAAGTAGCAGTCATTGTAAATGACGTTCCAAACCAATTTTCTGTTTTACTTTTTTCATCTGACAAGAAATTAAATAGTATCCCATACTCTAGCTCTTCTTGTATAAATTTATCTGAATTTCTTCCATAGTCTTCAAAAGAACTTGCTGTTCTAACTATCTGTCCATAATCTTCAGAAGAAGTTATATTAGATGATCTTTGATCTCCTTTTACTACTACTCTTGTTTTTTTGCCGTTGTCAGAAGTGCTTGATACTATAGTTAGTTCTTCTCCAATATCAGGCTGATTTAGTCCTACTATAGCTTGATTTATTTCGTCATTTTGTACTGGTAGTTTGAAAGTTGTTGTATCTGAAGAAGAATCATATATTGTATTTAAACTTTCGCTTGTGATAAGAGATTTTACCTTAAACTGAGGTAAGTTGTTTTGTACTCCTAGTCCCCCCGGACCTCTTGCTCCTGTACCAGTACCAGAAAGAGGCAACATTGTAACCTCTTCCCCTACAGTAAATCCTTTTCCGTGGTTTACTACTTCCCAACTAGAAGGAATACCAAATGTTCCAAACTTAGCATCAGCATCTGCAAGAAGAAGGCCGTCTCCAAATCCTATTCCTACGTTTATAATAGAAAGTATTTTTATAGATAATCCAGATCCTGTTGTTGCTGTTTTTTGCGTAATTATATCTCCAACATTATAGCCAAAAGGAACTTTGTATTTAACAGCAGTAGGTCTTATCGAGAAAACTCCGTTTTTTACTTGAAATTCTGTGGGACTAGAAGAAGGTTGTGTTTGCCTTATTGCATCAGTTATCGCCTCTACGCCTACGCTTACAGAAGCATTAGATCCTTGTTTTGCATATGCGGTCATTCCAGCAGAAGTATCCGCTATTAGATTTCCAAAAGTGGAAGTGGGAGATATACCAACGTCATCTGGTACAAGATACCCAGATCCTCCGTTTAATAAAGATACTTTGGTTATTTTACCACTAGAATCTGTTTCGGTTACCTTTAATTCTAAACCAGATCCGGGGTTTTCATTTATTGTTCCGTTTCTTACATTTTTATTATTAAAAGTAAGAGAGTCTCCTTCTTGATACCCTGTTGTATTATTAAAGTTTATTTCAAAGGAAGTAATTTCTCCCCAATCACTATCAACCTCAGAAACTCTACCTATATCTTCAGTTAAGGGCATAGAAATTCTTCTATCAATTCTTGGATATGTTTCAGGTTCTGTTATAACAGATGCTTTTTGAACAAAGAACTGACCTGATTCTTCTCCGTTTGGTCTTTTATAAGGTCTTAAAACAACAGAATATAAAATGTCATCAATAAAGTTAATACTTTTAATCTTATCTTTTGTTGAAGTAATCCACTTGTGAAGCGAGTTTTGAATAATTTTATCGCCAGAAAATCTACTAGTATAGAAATATAAAATATTCTGATTGTCTGCATCGATTAAAGATATCATACTTTTTATAGCAGATGTAGCTATATCTTTAAAACTCTTTGGCAAATATCCCTCTGCTTGGAAAGTAACTTCAGCGGCATTAGATACATTTGTAGATCCAGATCCATAGTAAAGATATATTTTCTGTGGAGCAAAGAAGTATATTTGAGACCCTAATAGTTGGGGTTCGCTAACTGGATCTGTTGAATAAAATGCAGTAGCTTGTAGTTCTGCTGTTAGAGGAGTAATTTGGTTTTCTGATCCTAACAACTCAAACTGCATATCATTCAAAGTAGAAACAAACATATAACTCTCGAAAGGAACAAGGTGGCTAATTGTAACTAGATCTCCTCGCCCAGTTCTAACATCAATTGGATCTGTATCTACTATATTATCCGGATCATCTAGCCATAGATTAAAGAAGTCTCCAACTTTAGAACAAAATACATTATCTTCTGCACACATCCAAAATCTGTCTCTCCAGAAAGTAATGTCATTTATTTTCTTTCTTACTCTTTCATTATTAGCTCCAATAAAGGCAGATGGACCGGGGTTTGTAGCTAATGTTCCAGTAAGTCTATCTTTATATGGAGTTTTAATAAATCGCCATGTGTTTTCGGAGGTAACAAAATCAAATAAAAGGGGCATTGTTTTAGTATCAAAAGAACCATAAGGATCTTCTGCTCTTACTTGCTCATAAAAAGGAGATCCCTTATCTTCAAATGATACCGTTCTAAAGAATCCTGCTGGTTTAGTTAAGTAAGACTCTCTTGTAACAAATACTTTTCCTTTACCACTAAGATCTCCTACTGTATTTTCTGAATATAAGAAAGCTAAACTTTCTTCTGCCCCATTTAAATCTGTAAAGTCATCATCATTTATAGGAGGTATTGGAAGTAAAGAAAAATTCTCTACGGATTGTCCAATATCTAATCCTGTGGAAGTAGATAAAATAACATTATCACCAATTGGTTGGTGTTTACTTCTGTTATATTTTATTTTTAGTTCATCTGTAAAATTTAAATTCATTTCTTTATTAGCATACAAACTGCTTGAGTCTGTTGTAACAAAGAAATCAACGTCTGTAATAAAAGGAGACTTTGGAATTTCTAGTAAAGAACCTGTGCTTCCTTTTATTTTTTTTATCACAACAGAATTGCTGTCATTATTTAAAGTAAGAGCATGGGTAGAGTTTTCTAGATTAATTACGTTATCTTTTATAGGAGAAGTAGCTATTCTAATAAAATGATTAAGGGTTGTTAAGGTGTCTGAGGGACGCAAAACAACACCTTTGTCGTTGCTTGTAATAGGGGCATATCTAGTATTGGTTGGTTTATCATCAGTACCGGGAACTGTTGCATTAGAATTTGTAAGATTTACTTTAAAATCAATTGGCTCAGATACATCATTAGTAATTCCCTCTTTGATAATACCTACGTTATTAATAGCTTTTTGACTTAAGATTCCTACTTCTCTCAAAAGAGTATGTGGGTTAAATAAAAATGTATCGTTTTCTTTTTGAGAACGATGATTAAATACATATTCAACTCTTTCGCCATTAAGCCAATCGTTAATATCTGGTCTGCAATCTCTATTATCCGGAGTAATACTTTTAAATTTAGGCATATCTTTAAAAGTAACTTTTATGTCTTTTACTCCACCTTCTGATGGAGGATTTCCCTGAGTATCAAATCTACCATTAGAATATCCTTCTCCCTCTTCATCAATTGTAATGGTTAACTTTCCAATATTCCAAGTAATAGGAGCGGTTGCATCGGGAACAGCAGTAGTATTTGTTTGAGTTCCGAAAGTTCTTGTGTCAGAAGGGTATCTAAATGACCAAGATCCACTAAATCTAGTTCCTTCTGTATTTAATCCACTAAACTTATCTTGATCGGCTACACCAGAAAAAGTAGACTCTATTTCAATTGTTCCGTTTAATACAACGGGTTCGTTTTCTAACTGTTTATCATCGGTAGTTGGAGTGATTCCGTTAGCTTTGCTAACTAATGCATGAAACGGAAACATTAAATTTACAAAAGAGTTTCTTTTATCTCCTTGTTTCATTATAAAGTGAGCTGGTCTAACAACCCTATCAATATCATCTTCTGTAATACCAGCACCTGTTTTTTGTATTCCGTATTGATTAGCCCCTCTTGATACAACTGGATTATTTAAAAAAGAATTATACCATGCACTAAGATTATCTGGTAAGAAGTCATCTGATCCAACAGAATGACCGGGATACCAATTAGGATCTATTTCAGATATATCTGTACCAGTTCCTAGTGGTGCTGCTCCCCTAGCAAAAACAAACTCTAATTCATTTTGAAATATTTCTTTGATTTGACCTACGCCAAGCGGATTAATATTTTTTTCTCCGTATGATGTTAATCCAAGTCTATCGGCAGTGTTATCAAACTTAACGCATCCTTCTCCGCCAACATCAATAAACTTTGTTATAATGGGAACAGGCTCTTCTGTTATTCTGTCACAGATTACTAATCCATTGTTATCTTCGTCTATCTTTAATTTTACGTTTCCGCCGCTTCTAGATACAATATCAATTAAAGTCTGTATGGTAGCATCGGCATCTGATTTTACAATATTTAAATCTACTTGAGTTGTGCTTGCTCCGTTTTGATACCAAAAAGTTCCTAATGCAAAGTTGTGATTTAATTCTCCAAAGTTCCAACCACAACCAGCGGTGGATTGAAAATCTGAACCATCTGGATTAAATCTTGAACAAATAGAGTTCATATCAATACCATTAAGGTTTATTAGTTTAGTTGTTTCTGTAATAACAGGAGCTTGAAAACCTAGAGATCTTGGAAACGCTGAAGTTCTATATCTAATTCTTTCTCCGCCTAGTTGTTTTTGTGTTTTTACTAATCTTATTCTATAGTTTGTTCCGTCTTGTGTTTCAGGAATAACTCCTATTTCTCTTCCTATATCTTCTTTTGTGAAATTAATTTTAGAAAATCTAGACTTATCTTTTAATAAAACAAACTGAGCTATAAAAACACTATTTGAGCTATCATATATTTTTATGATATCTCCCTTTCTAAAGGAAGGGCTGTTGGTGTTAAAATCATTAAATGTTTTTTGATTTAATATACTGCCTTGAGTGTCTACTTTATATCCATCAAAAAATCCAGCATCATTGAATACTGGTTTTATTAGTATAGCGGTAGAATCAGAAAATTCTTCAGTATTAGTTGGATTTTCATTAAAATCTGTTTGATATAACTCTTTGTATCCGGCTTTTACTTCTTTGTTTAGAAGCATTGCAGATGTTCCAAAAGATTTTAACTTAATTAAATTGTTAGCTTCCCCTGTTTTGTATCCTTCTTGAATATAATTTATTACATCTTTTGTAACGCTATTGTAATCAACAGATTGAATAGATAGGTTTTTCTCTTCTACCTTCCAAACAGTAATAAACTTCTTTTTAAAATTTAAAGAAAATCCTGTTTTGTATTCATTAGTAAAATCATTCCATTCAAAGTCTTGAGTAGATCCTTGTAATTCAGATTGAAAAACAGTTCCGTCTTCTCGTGTTTGTTCTGTAATTGTTGGTTGTTTTTGAACTAAAGATACATTTATTGCAATTAGAAACTCATTATTTTCATCAATTGTAATCCATTTAAAAAAGAAATCATCTTCATCATCTGGAATATATGTTTCAAATCCTGTGCCACCACCGATAGATAAATCTAAGGTGTTGAATACAAGAGAGCTGGGGGCAAGATTTAGATCTTCGCTATACTCTTCTGCTTTACCGGGAATGTATTCAAAACCATTTCTTTTTTCAAAAGAATTTTCAATTGTTAGAAATACGTTATTAAGTTCTTGTGCTTCTGAAGGAAGGCGTTTAGTTACGGGTTGTCTGCCTACTCCACCGGCAAGAGAATAAATAGGAAGTCTAATTTGTTGTGCCATGTTTAACCTCTTGCTCTCCAGTGTCTAGTGTTTCGTTGTCTGCCAAATTCTCTTCTAGTAGCCCTCATTATAGCATTATCTCCGGATGTAAGTATATTTCTTTTTCTATCATTAATATCGGCTGCTTTGGCTTTAGCCATAAACATCTGCTCACGGCCTCCTAGAAGCTTGTCTGCGCCTCTATCTCCTTGGGTAGCCATCTGATACATTCTTTCAGCGGTGGCCGTGATAGCCCTCTGAGTGGCTGTGTCTATGTTCTCAAAAGATACAAAAAGATCCATAAGAACTGTATATTCTGTACCAAGATCAAACTCTGCCGTTTGGTTCGTGGTATTATATAGTAGGTTCTTATTAGAATCATCTGCATGAATAGTTCCTAACCCAGTAAAAGTGCTAGCAATTCTGTCAAATCCATAAATGAGTTTTCCATCTGTATCATAGTGAAGAGAGATAAGTTCTGCTGATATTAAAGATCCATCTGTAGGAGTATCTGAAAAGTTAAATCCTAGATCAATATATCCCTTTCCTGATGAAGGAGTAATACCACTTGCGCTTAAAACTGTAGCCGAAGGATTACATTTTTTTTCATATTGATTATTGGTTAGACCCCTGATTTGATAATCCATTACTACTTGATTAAAAATTTGATTTGCAACACCAGTTTCAACTGACGTATCAGTAATTGAAGTAATAATAGATTCACCGGAGGCTAAAAGCATCTGGTTAAGACAATCAAGCTTACTCATTAAGCCCATAGGGATCTCCTTATAAAAGTTAAAAAATCCGACCCGTCCCCTTTCGGGGA